GTGGGGCCACCCAGGCCGAGTTCCACCAGTTCGCTGGTGACTCGCTGGGTGCCTTCTGTCTCCGAAAGGCTCGTGTCGTCCTCAGGCCATGCCAAGGTGTTGCTGAAGATCTTCGCGAAGCTTACCGCTGCGCCGGCGTCCTTGTACTCAGGGAGGAGAGGAAACTCTTCTCCATGAAGGCCGAGGCGCTGCGAGCTCCCGGCTACAAGGTTCGGGTGGTTGGTGTCCCCGACTGCTTGACCTATGTAGAGGGGAGTTGGGTCCGAGAGTCTAAGCGCCTGTTGCCTTACGGCCACTGGCGTGTAGACCCCGAGTCCCGTGAGGTTCCCGGAGATCTTCAACACCGTCACGGTGCGACGTTCCGTTCCCTGGATCTTTCCAAGGCGACGGACGGGCTCTCGCACCGTGCGGTCGAGGTAGTCATTGAGGCGCTCGCTTCGCGGGGTGCGATTCGGCAGTGTGACCTGCCGATGGCGAAGCGATCGCTCGGGCTGGGAGGAAAGGCAACTTGGAGCTTTCCCGATCCAATCGGGGAGGTGCCTTTCCTCAGAGGGAGTCCGATGGGCACGCCTCTCAGCTTCGTGGTTCTCTCTTGGGTGAGTTGTTGGGCGGTCGCTAGGTTCGAGCGATCCTTGGTCCATGGAGACGACGCGGTCGGTCGGCATCGGATTGGATACGATGCGCTTGACGTTTACGCCGATCGTGTCTCCTCCGTGGGCGCCCAACTCAACAAGGGTAAGACCTTCCGCGCCGACCATTCGTGGACGGCGTGCGAGGTCTTGGCCCTTCCCCGGAGTTGGAACCAGGAGCGAATGACTCTCTTCGTTGCCCCCTCCATCCCTCCGCCGATGCTTAAGGCACCGGTGGAGGCGGACCCCAGGCTTGAGAACCTGTGGTTGCGCAGGATGGAGAGGATTATGAAGAGCCGCTTCCCGTGGGTCAAGTGCGACCCCCGGCTCCACCTGCCGGTGGAGGTCGGGGGACTTGGCTACACTGGTCGTGGTCTTGCCGTTGGCCGCGCACTCCGATCCCGTCTCGGGGCCCTTGTTTCCAGGGGTCCCGATCCGGTTGTCGGTGCTGCGCTCATTGGCAAGAAGCCATTCAGAGAGACGGGCCTCTTCCCGAGACCTCTCGTTCGGATTCCTCGCCCTGCTGCTCATTGGCGCGCCGTTAAGAACGTCGATGAGCTTCTTGCAGGTGGAGAAGGGGAAGAATCCGTTCCTCTTGAATCCTTTGAGACCTTCAAGTGTGAGCTCGTCGAAAGCGAGATCAGGCTCATTGAAGGAGACAAGTTCAAGAGGAAGAGAGTCTCGGGAAGACCAG